ATTCGCGCCGTCTTTAGCTTTGAATTCTTATGAGTCAATACAAACTGTGACAGTAGGCTCAGGCGGTCAAGCTACAGTAGATTTCACGTCTATCCCTAATACATATAAACACTTACAGATACGCGTATTATGTCGATCAGAAACCGCTTTTACTAATGACGGTATTTTAATGCGAGTAGGCACCGGCGGTACTTTAGATACTACTAGCACTTTATGGGGTCATTTCTTGAAAGGTGACGGTGCAAGCGCTACGGCAGGATCTCGCTCATCTACAAATATAGAAATGATCCAATCTTCAGGCGCTACAAGTACGGCAGGGGTATTTGGCGTAGCTGTAATAGATTTATTAGATTATCAAAATACAAATAAAAATAAAACGTTTCGATCTCTTACTGGAGTCGATCAGAACGGATCTACTGGGGAAATTAGATTGATGTCTGGCAGTTATGGGGCGAATACGAATGCTATCGACACTATAAGATTTTACTCAGCTTTTGCCAACATCTCTCAGTACTCATCATTCGCGCTTTATGGAATTAAGGGGTAATCATGACTGCAACTTATGAAAAGATCGCGGCATACACCGTGCCTAGTTCTACGGCTTCATATACTTTCAGTAGCATCCCTGCGACATACACAGACCTAGTTCTAGTAGGCAGTTGCAAAAATACAGTAGGGGCAACTTACGGATTACTTTTACAATATAATGGCGATACGGCTTCAAATTACAGTACAACTTTGTTGTGGGGTAACGGTTCAAGCGCATCAAGTTTTAGATATACAACTCAGTACAACGGAGTATTCGCAGGTTGGGCTGGCAGTACAAACTTTTCACCATACATTATAAATATCCAAAATTACGCTAACACGACAACATATAAAACAACTCTATCTAGATCCTCAGATGCAGGCGATCGAGTAGCTACGACTGTCAGCCTATGGCGTAAAACTCCAGAAGCAATTAACTCAATCAAAGTCGCCTTTGAGCCATCGGCTAATCTTGCAACTGGCACGACTCTCACCCTCTACGGAATAAAGGCGGCCTAAAGATGCCTACATTTACTCAAATCGGTTCAGCTCAAGTCGCTGGCTCAGGTGGAATTTCATCCATTGACTTTACTTCTATCCCTGCAACTTATACAGATTTATGCTTAAAAATGTCTTTAAGAAGTGGCGCAGCTGGAACTGATTTCATAAGAATCAGCCTCAATAACGCAACCACAACTTTTACTTTTAGGACTATAGAAGCAGACGGTACGAACGCAGGCTCTTTCAGTAGCGCAACAGACAACCCTCGATTTTTAGCACAGATTGATACTGCTGGCAATACCTCAAATACTTTTGCCAATGTAGAAATGTATTTTCCAAATTATGCTGGTTCTCAAAATAAAGCATATTCTGTTGATTCTGTAATTGAAAACAATGCAACTTTGGCATATATGAATTTAACCGCTGGATTGTGGTCTAGCACAGACGCTATTAACAGAATCACTATTGTTCCAACTCAAAGCGCAACTTTAGTCCAATACTCAACCGCCTACCTATATGGAGTATCAAATGCCTAATCCAACCCGTATCGAAGTAAACTGCACCACCGGCGAAGTCTTGGAGATCGAGCTGACAGATGCAGAGATCGCACAGCGCGAAGCCGATGCAGCCGCTTATGCAGCTCGCAAGGCCGAAGAAGAAGCCGAAGCACAGGCAAAGGCGACAGCCAAAGCCTCAGCCCAGGCCAAACTTGCAGCTCTTGGCCTGACAGAAGACGAGATCGCCGCCCTTTAATGGGATACCAAGAAGGCGATTGCACCCGGGAACCAACCCGGACGATCGATGACGCCGTCGACGAAGTAGAAGCATCGGGGATCCAGAAGAAACCAGGAGAGCGCCATGCGCACATCGCAAGTCACAGTAACGACTAGCCCGACGAAGATCGTCGCAACCGGAAACATATTCCGAGAAGTCCACATTCATAACGAATCTGGCAACATTTGGATCGGCGGAGATAACACCGTTAGCACTTCAAACGGAGTCAAAGTTGATAACAACAGCCACGACGTGATGCACCTGCCAGCGACGACAGAAGTATGGGCCGTAACCAATACCGGAACCGCCCTCGTTTATATTCTGGAAGTCAACCAATGACCGCGCAGGATTACGCGGCGCTTACAGTTTCGCTGATCACGATCGGCGGAGCCTTTATCGCGATGACCAGATGGCTGGTCAAGCATTACCTGGCAGAATTAAAGCCAAACGGGGGCAGCTCAGTCAAAGACCAAGTGAATCGATTGGAAAAGCGCCTCGATGAAGTTTATAGCCTGCTCCTTAGCAACAGCGATCGTCGTAAGCCTTAGCGGATGCGGATACCAGGGCTGGGTTCGATATCCATGCCAGGAATATGAAAACTGGAGCAACCCAGAGTGCCAGCCGCCGCGATGCGAAGCGATTGGCCAATGCACGAAAGACCTTCTCCCAGAAGTGGATACCCAGAATGGCTAGAAAGCGTTTCACCCCTGAAGAACTTCACGCACGCCTGATCGTAACGATTGGCATCATCCTGGCGATCGTATTTGCCGGATCCGTTTTCAGCCTTTTATACGCCCTGCTTTTCATTACGCAGCCAATGGCGCAGGCCCCAAACGATGCAGCCTTCATCGATCTAGTTTCCACATTGTGCGTCTTTCTGACCGGCACGCTTGCAGGAATACTGAGTGCCAATGGGCTAAAATCTAAACCGAAGCAGCAGCAAGAAGGGGAAGCAAGTGAACCAACTCGATAAGTTTATCGAAGTAGCCAAAGCAGAACTCGGCTACATCGAAGGGCCAGCAGATAACCAAACGAAATACCAGAAGGCAAACCAACCCTGGTGCGGAGCATTCGTGAACTGGTGCGCAAAACAAGCCGGCGTCAAGATTCCAAACTGCACATACACGCCAGCAGGAGCAACAGCATTCATGGACAAGAAGGCCTGGACACTTGCAGAAGCAGCAGATCCACAGCCAGGCGATATCGTCTTCTTTGATTTCCCAGGAGATGCGCTCGATCGCATTTCACACGTTGGAATCGTGATCACGAATAACGGCAACGGCACAGTTACCTGCATCGAAGGCAACACCAGCCCGGACAAGAAGGGCGACCAGCGCAATGGCGGCGAAGTCTGCCAGAAGATACGAGCATTCAAGAAGAAGAATCGCGGCAAGGTAAACCCATCACTTCCAGTCTTTATCGTAGGATTTGGACGCCCTAAATTTAAGGAGATCGCAAATGGATAAGAACAAACTCGAAGCAATTGCAATGACCTACCTGCGAGCAGGAGCAGCAGCAATCGCAGCTCTTTATCTTGCAGATCCGAACCGCCCACTCAAGGAATACCTTGCAGCAGGAATCGCAGCAGTCGCTGGCCCAATCTTGAAGGCCATCGATCCAAAGGCGATCGAATTCGGACGCGGAGCAAAGTAGTCGATGAATCGGGGGGAAATTCTTCAAGAAGCAGCTCGACTCACAGCCAAAGACCGCCAGCAAACATACGGCGATCCAAAGACCAACCACTCCAGAATCGCAGACTTATGGACGACATATCTGGAGCACGAAATAACCCCACAGCAAGTGGCGATATGCATGGCGCTAGTTAAAGTCGCACGCTTGATGGAAACAGAAACCCTGGACTCATTCGTAGATTTAGCGGCATACGCCAGTATCGCCGGCGAGATTGCGACAGACAAATGAACGAAATGATTATCCTCGTACCAACCAGAGGACGCCCACGCAACGCAGTCGAACTATTGGCAGAGCACGATCGATTTTCCACACATTCAGACATCATCTTCGTCATTGACGCAAACGATCCAGAGCACGATGCCTACGAATACGAAGTAGGCGCAGAAAAGTGCATGACGATCGAGAACGAAACCCGGGGCATGGCTTACCCAATAAACAAGGCAGCCAGTGCGATCGTAAAGAAGGGCGAATACAAATACTTCGCCTTCTTAGGCGATGACCACCGCCCACGCACAGCCGGGTGGGATGCACTTCTTATCCAGGCGATGCAGAAGCGACCGTCAATGGCCTACGGCAACGACCTGCTTCAGAAGGAACGACTTCCAACCATGATCGCGATGACCAGCGACATCGTCAAAGCGCTTGATGGCATGGTTCCGCCAAAGATGAAGCATTTATACCTTGATAACTTCTGGAAGAAACTAGGCCAGGATTTAGGAGCGCTGACTTATCTCGATCACGTTATCGTTGAGCACATGCACCCAATTGCAGGCAAAGCGGAATGGGATGAGGGATACAAGGAAGTCAACGCGACCGAAATATATTCATTCGACGCGCTCGCTTTCCAGAACTACATTCAGAGCGAAGCCTACGAATTGCTAAAGCGCAAACTAAGGCCATGAAGCAGCTCATCGCGTACTCTTTATACGGCAGCGAAGAGCGATACACGATCGGCGCGATCAAGAACGCAATTCTGGCAACCAGGCACTTCAAAGGATTTACCCTGCGCTTCTACACCGGGGCCTCGGTTCCAGAATCCATCAAACAAACCCTTCGCCTATTTCCCCACGTGCAGCTCGTAGACGAATATGGGCCAGAAGACCACACAGCCAAACTCTGGAGATTTCAGGCTTTGGCAGACCAGGACTTCGACGTCGTTCTCAGCCGCGACGCAGACGCCAGGCTGACGCACCGGGAACGGATCGCACACGAAGAGTTTCTGGCAAGCGGCCTGGATTTTCACATTATGAAAGATCACCCCACAGGCCACAATTACCAGATCAGCGCCGGCATGTTCGCAGCTCGAACCCGGGCAATCCCGACCGATTTGCACGAAACAGAAGCAGCCAGGAATTACTACACGCAAGACCAGGACTGGCTAGCGGCCTACATTTGGCCCTTAATCAAGGACAGCAGCCTGATCCACGATGAGAGCTACGAAACCCCCACAGAAGGAAAGAGCAGACGCCGGCCATTCCCGATCGGCAAGAAGGCAACCTTGCACCACATAGGGGCGGCTTTGGAAGCAGATGACCGCTTCGTTTTCAGCATTGACCAGACGATGGCAAAGGCCGAATCAGGAAGCGACAAATACCTGGCAGAATGGCTCATATGAAAATTCTTATAACAGGAGATGCCGGCTTCGTTGGCCGCGCCTTCCACAGAGCACTCGACGGCAAAGGCCATGACATCACCGGAATCGACATCGCAAACGGCATCGATTGCAGGGATTTCTTCAAGAAGGACGACACCAGATACGACGTCGTTATTCACCTCGCCGCGATCGTCGGGGGCAGGGCCACGATCGAAGGGAACCCTTTGGCCGTTGCCAGCGACCTCGCGATCGACAGCGACATGTTTCAGTGGGCCGTAAGAACCAAACCGAAGCACCTCGTTTATTACAGCAGCTCGGCGGCCTACCCGATCTATTTGCAGAGAGCCGCCTACCAGCAACGACTTCGAGAAGGCGACATCAATCTCGACCACATTCGAACCCCAGACTTGAGCTACGGATGGGCAAAATTGACCGGCGAAACTTTAGCCAGATACGCCAGGGCAGAGGGAATCAAGGTCAACATCCTGCGGCCATTTAGCGGCTACGGCAGCGACCAGGCGCTCGATTACCCATTCCCATCCTTGATCGCACGCGGCAAGGCCAAACTTGACCCATTCGAAGTATGGGGAACCGGCGAGCAAGTGCGCGACTTTATTCACATCGACGACGTTGTTGCAGCTACCTTTGAAGCGATCACAAACGACATCCAAACCTTGAACCTTTGCACCGGGCGACCGACTTCATTCATCCAGCTCGCAGAGATGATCATGTTGGCGCAGGGATACCTAGCTCCGATAAAGAAGCACCCAGGAAAACCAAGCGGAGTCGAATACAGAGTAGGCGACCCCACGAAGATGCTGCAGATTTACGAACCGAAGATCAGCCTAGAAGAAGGAATCACTAGGGCGCTCAAGGCATGAAAATACCCCCCACAGCCAATAAACAGGCGGTGGGGGGCATTTCTCGCTAAAGGAGATCGGATGGATCCCGGATAGATCGCATCTCCTTTGCAATGACCCGATTGCCCCAATAGACAAGGAAGCGATCGGGAAGAACAGGAACGCGCAGCTCTTTCTTTGGTAGCAGCACGATCAGGAAAGACCACAGGCCGAAGAACAGGCCGAAGGAGAACCAGAACCAGATTCGACGGCCGTAGGCTAAGGCCAGAAGACCAGCAACAGGGGCGATGGCCAGATTCCACCAGCTCATCGCACGTAGGCTTTCAGAGCATCCACGATGACTTCGCTGACGGATTTCTGATCGGCTTGCGCCTTATCTTTGACCGCTTGCCACAGGGAATCGGACACCCGGACGGAACGCGCCTTCTTAACGGCCATCCGAGATCACCTCGTCAATCATTACAGAGCAGGAGCCATAGCCAGAACCAGTCCAGCAGAGATCGCGAGTGGCATACGTGAACAGGCTGGCTAGGAGCAAGCCGATCACGATCGCCACTGCGCGACGACGACGCACAAACTTCGGATCCATTTTCACTTCGTGCTCCTTAGCGCCTCAAGATAAGAAGGAAGACCAGCCAGAGTATTCACCAGCACCGCCTCCATGAGATCGGCATCGCCAGACTCAACAGCTTCTAAGAGATTATGCGAAGCCGTATACATCGCATCGCAGACATCCGTATAAATTGCTTTCATTGCACCCATTTATTTCACCTCAAATTCGGAATGTTTAGGAAGACAGAAGACACACATATTCATCCAGTAGCGCTCGCCATTTGGATGTTGATATTGACGCTTGTAGAGCGCCTGCCAGCGACCATCGCAGGCATCACAATCAGGCAGACCAGCAACCTTCGTGTTGGAGATTTTCATGATCAGCGACCTTCCCATGCAGCGGAAGGAGCATAAGGAGAAACCGAAGAAGAAGAACCAACTTCAGAAGTCGCAATCCAAACCGTAGGCAAGCCCCCAGAAATATCTTCGTCCTCGTCCTCATCTTCGGAATCAACCAAAGAGATGCAATCAATAACGGCAGATAGCGGATAGGAAGGCTGAGTGGCAACCATGACATCCGCCTCGGCTAATTCCGGAAATTCTTCAACAAGATCCTGCAACTGCTCAATGAGATCGTTCAAAGTCATTATGCACCTGCCTTCATTTTATTAGAAGGATGATCAGGAGAATTCCAGGGAACGCAAGTCTCGCAGACCAGATTCTCGCCACCGAGTAGATGCGTGAAATAGAGCGACCAATTGCCAAGCGGAGTGCGATGTGATTTGGCCTTCGGGTTTGCCTCAATCGCGCAACGAAGATACATTCCAGAATGTTCCTCGCAAAGAACATCGCCATTATCAGAAACCCATAGACGCTCAGACATTAGATCCACTCCTTCACGATCGCAACGAGTACAGAAGAAGAAACCATTTCACCCGAGAATTGCACACGAGCAGAAGTTCCCCAATTCTCAATCTTGTAAATATGAATGCTTTCATCTTCCACAGTTAGACGCACGCCATTCTTCATACTGAAACCTTTTGCATAAGGAACCTTCTCGTAATAACCAGCAGAAACGAGATCAACGCCATACCAGCGATTCTCAACTGGAACATCGCACTCGCCAGAGATCGCAAGCTCAGTCGCGGCTTCGACGATCAAATCTTCAAGAGTTAAGACTGACATTTTATTACCCCCCGTAGGCCTTGGGGAATTTCCCCTCTTGCCCACACACATAACTTAGGGCTTGTCCATACAAAGAGCAATACAGAAACACGCCTAAACCTTGTGAGTTTTATCCACAGGCAGGGCAAACTGAGCGTAAGCGCCAGCGCCCCGGCGGAGCAGACGGCGTGGCTGACCCAGAATCGACCTAATTACCCCCACAATTGGCGACAACAAGGCACAGCGCCACAAGATCGGGGGAAAGATGGAAGTACAGCTCATAATCGGAGCAGGGATAGCAGCTGCAGGGATTATCACCGCATTATTATTGCGATGGCAGAACGATCCACTCGAAGAAGATATTCGAGCAGCGATGCAATACGAGAGCAAGCAACAGAAGATCGCAAAGGCGATCCGTAAATGAAATATCGCGAGCCTTTATTTTCAGTACATGGCAACGAAGGACGCCTGGCGATTTATTTAGAAGAACGAGATGCCGTTCTAGATTTGATAGAAGAAACCGGCAGAGAAGTACACCCGGACTACATCGCAGACTTGGCCGATTACGGAAAGATTGAAAACCTGAAGACAGAAGAAGGCTTCGATACATATTCCAAACATCGCGACAAACTAGATCCGACAGTTTTACTCATTGCAAACATGAGCCAGGACGAAGCCCTGACTTTGGCAGAACAAATCCTGATCACAGTCAGAGCGATGAAAGAACCAGCAACCCGACGATTGGAACTCGTAAAGTAAATGGCAAACCCAAACGGACGCAAAGGCGCACTCTTCGAAACAGATGTAATGAAGTGGCTGCGTTCGGTTGGAG